AAGGATCTAGGTTTTGGTGTATCAATGAAGTCCTTCTCACAGGACGTAAGAAACTTATATCCACAACAGGATAGAGATAATTATGACTCAGATCCAGAGCCAAGTGTAACTCATGCTAGTGCTTCAGTCATTGGTGATGTCGTAACAAGTGACAAGAAGAAATCAATCACCAAAGAATCTCTTGGTTACTTCATGCAGGGACAACAGGTAGGTTATGCTGCTACAGGTGCAGTTATAACTGGTTCTGGTAATACAACTGTTACTCTGTTTACTGATGTTGAACATAATTTCAACTCTATTAAATCAGTTTCAGTTACTAATTCTGGTGCTGGATATAATAACGGATCAGGAATTGCTACAGTCATATATGCCGCTGACCTAGAGAATAGCGCACTGATTGGTAAGAATGCTTCTGCTAAGATTACTGTATCTGCTGCTGGTACAATCACAGGTGTTGACTTACTTGATGGTGGTTGTGGTTATGGTATAGGTAATACCATGACAATATCCGCTTTCCCTGCTGGAACTCCTAGTGTTGCTGGTGTGGTATCAGTCACATCTATCTTCAATAACTTAGGCGATGGACTTAACTTAACTGGTTTTGAAGATCCAAAACTAAATGGAACATTTAAGATTGTAGATATTCCTTCATCTAAGTCTATTTCAGTTGAGATAAGCACTTCAAGAAATCTAGATCCATACTTCAAAGAGAGAGACGATAGAAGAGTTCCAACATATCACTTATCAAACATTGGTGTTGGTGTAACTTATATTGATGTTACAGGTGCTACTGGTCTGGCAACAGTCAGAACAGATAATAACCATGCACTTATATCTGGTAATGGTTTTGTAATTCAAGGAACTGGAAACCCACTATTTGATGATAGAAAACTCATAGTTGATGGTGTAGAGGAAGATACACCACTCAGAAGTATTACTTTCAACGTAGGTATCATCACATCTGGTATTGATACTTCATATGCCATAACTGACACAAGACTGTTTGGTACTGGTATATCTGCGAACGGCAAGTCATTAAGTGCTGGTGAAAATAATTTGGCTGGTAGAGGTTCATACTTCTATACTGGTATATCCACAACTATTAATGCTCCATTAACATCTACTGATACCACTATCACTCTCTCATCTACTGATGGATTCAGAAGAGGAGACTACTGTATGATCAATGGTGAAATCGTAAGATTCACCTCTGATAACATTAACAACATACTTCGTGGACAGTTTGGTACACTTGCTTCCTCTGCTATAACAGGAACTACGATCAAGAAGATTAAAGTTCTTGCCATGGAATTACGCAGACCTTCGATCCTTCGTGCATCTGGTCATACGTTTGAATATCTTGGTTATGGATCAGGAAACTACTCTACATCATTACCACAGAAACAGGACAGAGTTCTATCTGATACTGAATCACTGACTGCACAGAAGAAAGAACTAGATGGCGGTACAGTTGTTTATACTGGTATGAATGACTCAGGAGACTTCTTTACAGGATATAAGAAGTTATCATCTATTACTGGTGAAGAAGAAGTTCTTGAGGCACCAGTGTTCACCTATGTTGGTGACGATGCTGAGGCAGAGACAATAAAGAGAGCATCAGGTGTATTTGATGAAGTATTGATTAGAGAGTCACTCACAGTTGAGGGTGGAGACAATAACAATAGAACATCACAGTTCTATGGTCCTGTTAACTTCACTGAGAAATTAACAAACACATCTACAGATGGTATTGAGACTGTAAACTTCTCACTTAGAGGAGATGCCCCACAGGGTAAGGTAATCACAGTTGGTATCTCAACTCCTACAACTGCTGCAAGATCAGGTGACATATCATTTGTTGGTGTGCCTGCGGCTGGTGGATACTTAGGACATATCTTTGCAGAGGGTGAATGGAGAAGATTTGGTGCAGTTTCACAGGAAACAAATAGATCATTCTATAAGTTTGATCAGATAGGTATTGGAAATTCTACTCCAGAATTTGCCTTCAATGACGCTCTTCAAGTTAATGGTGTTGCTAAGATCAAAGACTTGTTTGTGTCTGGTATGGTTACATTTGCTGCCAACCAGTCATTCGCTGGTGTATCATATGACACTCTAGTAATTAAGAAAAATGCTAACTTCTGGGGTTACAATACTACAGGTGGTATATCCTATGATGGAATCCCTTGGGAAAATCATGGATACTACACACAAGTACACGAGGCTGGTACTTCCAGACTTTACAACATGGAAGTTGTTGGTACTTATGTAACCTTCAAGCCTGCAGCTGCAATACACTTTGAGGGTCCTTGGAAATCAACATATGCTGGTGTAAGTACATTTGGTGGTACACTTAAGGTTGGAAACCTTGAAAGTACAGGTGGTACATTCAATGGTACATTTGTCAATGCAGACAACGCCTCCTTTAATATTCTTGAAGCATCAACTCAGTTGTATGCAAAGGCTGGTATTGTTACAGACTTACACGTTACAGTCGGTGTTGTAACTAACGGATTGTATGCTGATATTGGTATTACAACTCTATCTCATGTAGGTACACAATATGTCAATGAGAACAGAGTATTTACAGGTATTGTTACTAACTTACAAGTAACAAACAGTGCTACCATTGCCAATGAGACAGTCACGAACGCAACTATTACCAATCTAACAGTTCCTTCTGCTGGTGGTGGTAATGCTGATATTGAACTTGCGAACATTGCTCAACTTACATCTACAGACATCACATTTACTGATGACCTCATAGGTCCTGACGCATACTTCTCTAATGATGTAGACTCTGATGCTATGACTACCAGACAGATTGGTAGTAAGTACCCTGTAACTCCAGGCAATGAGTCAGAACAATTAACTATCTTTGCTAACGCTGGTATCTACACCTGTATTGTTGGTTTCGCTGCAACGATAGAGAGAATCAATATGGTATCAGGTGGTGATGGTCTATGTGCTCCTAAAGTCACCGCAAATGTTGGTATTATTACTAACCTAAGTGCTGGTAACAATGCAAACATGACTATTGATGCAGGTCCTGCTGGACAGATCAAGTCATTCCAGTTTGAATCCGTTGCAGCAAACGTACCTCCAATCAAGACATCATCTACTGCCAAGTGTGTGAACTTGAACGCTGATTTACTTGATGGATTGACAACCAAAGATACCAACTGGTCAAGTGGCGCATCAATAGTTGCCAGAGACTCCAATGGTAGTACGAAGGTCAATGTCATCACTGCGACATTATTCCAAGGCGGAACAGGTGCTTTCCCTACTGCGATCACAGGTAATAATGCAACTATTGGTGGTAATAACGAAATCAACAACCTTGAGGTCACAGGTACATTCCAAGCTGCAACTGGAACTGAGTTCACTGGTAATGCTTCAAGTGCCACACTTGCTGCTAACATTCAAATCCCTAGTGGTAGAGTTCCTTACAATAATGGAAACAACAGTACCACATCTTCGGGTAATCTTACATTCAATGGAACTACACTGACTGTAAATTCCTTGACAGTTTCAAGTACTGCTTCTTGTAGTATTAATGGTAACTCCGCAACCACCACACTTGCGAGCAACCTATCAGGTTCAACAAATAGAATCCCATATAACACTAATAGCACCACAACTACAACATCATCTAATTTGCAGTTTAATGGTACTAATCTATCAGTCGGTGGAGACATCACTGCTTTTGCATCTGACATAAGATTAAAAACAAATATTGAACAGATTGAAGGTGCTGTTGCTAAGGTATGTAAGTTAAGTGGATTCACATACGAGTTCAACAAGGAAGGTTTGGGTCTGGGATTAGGCGGTGGTAGACACCTTGGCGTATCTGCACAAGAGGTACAAAAGGTATTCCCAGAGGCCGTTGTTTGCAGATCAATGGACGATTATCTAACTGTTAAGTATGAAAAATTAGTTCCTGTACTTATAGAAGCAATTAAAGAACTCAAAGACGAGATTGAGGAACTGAAAAATGGAGGATGAATGGCAGCCCCAACAGTTTCAAGAGGGAGACTGGCACTGCGAAGCAGTTATGGGGATTGAAGAGGTGAGAATACTTCACCACACGATCACCGAATATCTTGATAAATTTGAAGATATACCGCCAATCAATAAATCGTATCTAGAACATATACAAAGTAAAATGTTCGCCATGATTGCAGAATACAACCTAGAGTTATAACCATATGAATTTGAATATTATTAATGAAAAGACTCATAGAGTCAATGATGAACTAAAATATGACATTCACAGACTAGAATCACACCCGATCATTGTCATTGATGATGTATTGGAAAATCCACATGACTTCATAAGTGAGGTAGTGGAGAAGATTCCTATGCAATATAATGAATTAGGAAAAGGCGATCCAGACGAGGTATTCCCAGGCTATCAATCAAATGTACACCTTGATCTAGCAGAACTATCTAAACTAACTGGACACATGATACAAAAGTGTACAGATTTTAAAAATATTGATCCAGACAGAGTAAAACTATTATATCAAATCAATGCCATGTATAGTGATAGGGAAGTTCCTAGAATTTCTATACAACCACACATAGACCCAGCCATATATGCAACAGTATTATATCTAAATGAGGAAGGTGAAGGCGGAACTTCATTTTTCACCCATAATGCAACTGGACTAACTAATACAGAGAACATACACAAACCATTTAAAAGAACCGAAGAGTATTGGAATCTCAAAGAATGGATTTATGGATTCTCCAACAAGGCAACCGACCTGATAGATAATGATACAACTCTTATTGACGAGGTATGGGAAGAGCAACATCATGTAAAAATGAAATTCAATAGAATGATTATATACCCTTCTTTTATGTGGCACAGTGCCATAATGAAAAATGGTTGGTATAAAGATGATCCTAGAATATCATTATCTGGATTTGTCTTTGCTCCTTCACTTAATGTAGATATCAATGCTGAATGAAACAAATCAATTATTTCACTATATCCTTCATTCTGGGAATGTTCTTCCTACACTCGATCATAGAAGATTGCTCGAACTCGTTGAAGGATTAGATTGGCCTGAACCAGGCAATCCTCCTCCTAGTTCATATTATGATCTAAAAGGATATAGGTCACAGATTCTCATAGAACCCGAACATGGGGAGATATTTGATCTAATTCATAAGGCACACATTAGATTGATGCCTAGCATATATGAACATTATGGAAATACTTTACCAAAAGACCCTATCTACGATAAATACTCTGGATACTGGTTATGTAAATACCCAGAGGGCGGTTATCTTTCTCCTCATGTAGATGTTGATGCTGATGCTGGTTCAGTAACCACATCTTATACTATTAATGATGATTATGAAGGCGGTTGGATCACATTTTGGGGAAAATATAATATTCTCTCAGGAGGCAACTCTGCTCATGTATATCCAAGCAACCACTTGTTTAAACATGAAGTCACACCTGTGACTAAAGGAGAGAGGTACTCAGTTATCACTTGGTTCAGTTACGAAAAAGGAAAAGAATGGTTGACATAGAAAACCTAACTAACATATCAAATTCTGGACAGTATCCTACTCTATTCAATTCAGAGGATATTGAAGCGGTAAAGAGTATTGTAGAGATATATCCTGATTTATTCTCTACTGGTATGAATCAAGGTATGGGACTAATAAAAAATGAATCAGATGCAACAAAGTATGGATTCAAGTTTCAATTACCAACAGGCATAGAACAATATCAGTATTTTGATGGACATATAGGAAATAATGTGTTGTTTAAATATCTGAACAAATATAAATTTCTATATTTTAAAAATGGAGTGATGATAGAGGAGTTACTGTCATTTGACCCGCCTGCATTGTTTGCTCCAAGTATAGATGGATTATGTCAATTAGCAACAGAGGCCACAGGGAATACTGATACTTCATCTTTAAAGGAACTATTAGAGTTATTTGATGCTGACATAGAAAACTATAGTATTAGTACTGCTAATATTAGTAGAATCAATAAGAATATAAGGATAGGACTGATTAAAAATGATATGAATATATCAGAGGACATATTAAAATATCTTGGTACTAGATCAAATACCAAGACATATATTAATATAAAAGGTGTAACTGATTGCGTAGATGAATTGGCGGTGGATCAGGAAAATAATTTGATAGAGATAATAATAGAGTTTAATGAAACAGGTTTAGTTAAGAATTTAGGTTATGCCTTATCAACACAGTTCTCTAAAGATGCTCCAGAGGGAACAACTGCTCAAGATAATTGGGTAGTATATTCACAGAGACATGAATCTCATAATTCATCTATATCATCAATATTCAGTAACGCTAAGACATTCCTATGGATGCCAGACTCATGGGCAGATGAAATATCTACATGGGAACAGTTGCCCTCCGCAGTTCATGGTGCTACAATAATAACCGCCAGTTCAGAAGGAACTAAGACTGAATTAGTATATGGTTTAGATTAGATATTAGATATACTGCCGCCACTACCAAACGAAATTTTACCATTATTACCTCCAGCACCTCCACCGCCTTGGCCTCCTTGCCCATTTCTACCAGATGAATGGTATCCACAACCCTGTTCATCTCCACCACCTGTAGCCCCTGTGCCACCTTGGCCTCCACCTTGACCATTTGATTCAAATGCACCGCCTTGGCCACCGCCACCGCCAGAACCACCTGTGCCGCCTCCTCTACTGCTTCCTCCAGCGCCTCCGCCACCGCCTGCACCATTTCTACTACTTGCAGTTTGAATATCAATAAAGGCATTGTTTCCATTCCAGTAATATCCCGCTCCTCTACCACCTTGGCCTCCACTACCACCATTACCGCCTGCTCCTCCATTGTTTGAACAGACACGATAAGAACTATTACAGAACCAACCTCTACATCTCCTTCCACCAGCGTGACCACCACCGCCACCTTTACCACCATTGCCGCCACCGCCGCCGCCTCCGCCTGCGCCACGGACTCTTGAATCTTTTTGAGAAGTGGGCATGAATATTGGAGACTCTACTATCATTGCTTTTCCGCCTGCTTTTCCTGTACCCGCTCCACTACCTCCACCTTCTCCAGAATAACCTCTGACACGAGGATTACCAGATGCACTGGTAACGTAAGCAATGATTTGACCATTACCACCACTATTAAATCTTACTGCTGGACTTAGATCAGAGTTACCTCCGAAGTTACCATTAAGATTGAGTTGTTTATTTACAGTTGAAACCCATTCAGTATTACCAAACACTTCATATCTTGCCTGACAGTGCATCCAATTTCCATTACAATCAGCAGTGATCTTACTTACACTATTTCTCAGATCGCCAAATGATATTGCACCACTGGTAGGAACATTATTGTTATCAGTTATATTTCCAATACCTTGCCCTCTATAGTATGCACCAAGATTATTGCCAGCGACATACTTAGAGTTTATCGAACTCATACTAATAGAACCACTAGCAAATTCTGTAGTCTTGCTTATACTTAGACTTCCGTTACCAACAGGACCACTTGTGAAATCACTATAATTGTTATTTGATACATCTGAGAAAACTTTTGATGATGTAAGATCATAATTCATATCATACATCGCTTGGTTATCTTCGAGATCAATCGCTATGATCTTATCCTTATCTGCCTCATAGTGTGATGCCACACCTGACATATATTTTACACAGTCTTTTAAATCAGCATTGACATTAAAATTAACGCCATTTCTCCTTATGATAGGATTGACAAATATTACGCCCTCAGACCAATAATCATTTGCTAGGTTCAACCACTCATTAATTTCTAGATGTTCAGTTATAAATGATTCCTCAGTGGGCACTATATGGATTCTCTTTGTACCCTCAGTGGTTCTAGAGGGATCGTAATTATCGTTGTAGTACCAAATGCGACAATAGAAGTCTCCAACAGTTGCAAGAGTCTTGTAGATAACATCATGATTGCACATGACATTCTTTACAGTTGGATTAATCTCTGTTCTTTGCAGTTCTGGATTGGTTTCTATCTCATAGTCAGAGTATGCCATTCTTTGTAGTGATACCTTGCCAATTCTATTTATTATGGTATGATATATAAGGTAAGTGCATCAAAATTATGAGTCATAAAGAAGATCTGACTAAAAGAGCAAATGATCTACAGGTAGAGATACAAGAGTTGAGTAAAACCTTTGAACTCAAGAAAGAAGAGTTCTTAAAAGTACAAGGCGCTTTAGAAATGCTTCAAATCTTAGAAAATGAGAAGAATAGTAAAGATACTTGATGAAATTGTCTTAAAAAAGAAACACCCAAAGAATTTTAAAATAATGTGGTTGACAGATGATAAAAAGTCTGATAGAATAGGCACATGAAACAATTTCCGCCTGCCATTAAAGAATACATACCACTCAAAGGAAGCGGTGTAGCGTATCTCTATGAGTACACAAACATCGAGAATTTGATGAAGTATGTTGGTATTCACTTGGGATTGCCTGAGGACACTTATCTTGAGAGTTCAAAGAATCCTGAGTTTAGGAAGATAATGGCAGGGTCAGAACCTGTTTTAATATTCAAAATACTACAATACGGAACATACAAACAAATGCAAGACGCTGAACACGCAATCCTCTCTGAGGTAGATGCGAGAAACAACCCAAACTATTACAACCAGAGTAATGGTTCGCCTTCATTCTCACACAAGTCACTAGACATTGAGAAGTGTAAGGACATTGATGCTAGAAGAAGAAAAGGGGAGTTCAATGTAGGTAAGAAACCTATTGAGGATTGGGTCAATGTACCAAGATTTCAAGGTAGAGCAGGGGAACTAGATAATAAATCAGTTCGTAAGATCAAAGGATTGATTGAAGCAAATGGCGGTAACACAGACAACTGTGACCCCATATTCATCATACTCGGAGAGTTGAACAACGGAAACCATACTCTCACTGCTGCATCAGAGTGTACTAAGGTAATTGACATACCAGTTGCAATCTTGCCTGACGATATTGGTAAGACTCTATCTGATCTTGAGATTGATTACTTATCTAAACTTGCTAACAAGGAAGATGAGAAGCACAAAACATCAAACAGTAAGAAAGATATTGTAAAGACTTTGGTTAAGAACAAACTTGCAGACCCAAAGTTTGACTTTGATTCAGCAAGATGCCTTTCACTTCTTGAGGGTTTGTTAGTTAGAACTAAGACCGAACAGAATAGTATCAAGAGAATGGCGAAGTCTCAGTATGTTACTGAAAAGAATCGTCTTGAGGGTAAGGTTCGCATCAACTGGGAACTAAAATCTAACAAGTCAATCATAAGTGCCAAGTGTGATGATCTAAGAGACAGTAATACATTAGTATATTCTGCTTCATCAGGTCACACAAACAAACTTGATACCGAGTTTATCACTCATGTCAACTTGAACCCTGCTAAACCATATATTGTTGTCGTCATACACCACCCAAGTGATGAGGCGGAAAAAGCATGGAATAGAACAGAGGGTCCAAAAATGTACAACAGATTCTGTGATTTCTTTGAACACATGACTACGCCTGATGTAGATGGCATACCAGTTGAGAGAACAATCGAATTTAAACAAATGGATTCATACAAACGTGATAGAAGTATACGATAACTTCTTACCTACAGAGGTCTTTACGCCCATCAAGGATTATGTCTTTGGTGGGCGTATGCCTTGGTACTATTCGCCTACCTCTGTTATGGAAGGCGATGGTTGCCCACAATTTTCTCATGCGTGTTACATAGATGCTGAACCAATATCAGATGTTTATGGTATAATTAAACCAGTATTCTCTGCACTTAATCCATTTGCTTTACATAGGATTAAGTTTAATGCTACGCCAAGATCAAAAAATATAAAAGAAAAACCACTACACATTGACATTTCGGGTCCTCAAGATGATAAAGGTAAGTTTACTGATATACCAAACTATCATATTTGTGTGTTATATTTCAATGATAACAATGGATATACATATTTTGAGGACGGACAAAAGGTACAATCACAAGAGAATAGAGCAGTAATATTCTCAGGAGATTTGCTTCATGCAGGCACATCATGTACTGATACAGATTTAAGAGTTGTTCTCAACATAGACTATTGTAAGTGGAATTGACATGGATTTATTTCCTACATTATTAGAAGAATATGATCTCAGGGAGGCGCCTGGATTAGAGAATTTTAAGAAACATATCAAAGATCAAGGAAAAACATCAGGACATTCTTTGGCAGTGAATGGTGTCAGTAGTCATGGTGGTTGGGACCCCTTAGAAGATGAGAGTTGTGTTGATATTATGAATGTTTTTCATCAGTGTCTTGATGATTATAATTTTAAGATAGGCAACTATCCTTCAATGATTAGTGGTGCATGGTTTAATATACTACCTAAAGGTGGGTACACAGAAAAGCATCGCCATGAGTCGAGCGTGATAAGTGGTGCTTTTTATTGCCAACTACCAGAGGGAGATTTTGGACAATTTTTCGTGGTGTCGCCACTCAAACCATATATGATGTGTATTCATAATGTACAACCTACTCGTTATGGTGTGTATGAAATGGACATACCGATTAAGCAAGATCATCTATACCTATTTCCCTCGTGGTTAGAACATGGTAGTAGAGTCAACAATACAGATGGCGAAAGGATTACTGTAAGTTTTAATACAACACCTGTACCAAAGGACGCTTTACCCTCTGATTTTAAGAAATTTTATTATGGAAATAATGAGGACAGTTGATGTGTTGCCGTTGAAGTTGGGAGCAGTGATGTACCCAGAACATGAGACAGTAAAGTCATTACTGATTGATGAGATCAATAGTCATGGTGATAGTTATGAATTTCAAAAGGTAGATGCACACGCCAAAGGACTAGAACATTTTGATTACTATTCACCCCTATCAAGTGATAAGTATAAAGATTTCAGAGAGTGGATACAGAAACAGGCAGAGATATATGCACAGGATATATTAGGTTATGAAACATCAGATTTCTTATTGACAGACAGTTGGTTAAATGTGTGTGACTCTGGTGGTAAACAATCGCCTCATTTTCATATAAATGCCGCTATATGTGCCTTATATTATATTAACTTTGATGATGAAGTTCACTCGCCAACATATTTTTATCGTCCCAACGATAGTATGAATTTTCCCAATTACTTTGCATATATGTTGACAAATCAAAAAGAAACAAAGTATAATTATATCAATGAAGTGGTTGGAGTTGAGGGTTCGTTGTTATTGTGGCCTGCTAATACCTGTCATGGATATACCACTAACTATGGCAATAATCGTATAACAGTATCCAGTAATTTGATGCCTAGATATATTAATGATGTTAGAATTGAACCTCTGACAAAAGAAGAGAGACACACTGCCATGACTACGTTTAGGTCTGGTAAACTATGGGATTATCCACTATTATAATATGGAAGTAGTAAACATACTGCCGACACCTGTTGCTATTATACCTTGCCCATTTCATGACAAGGTAAAAGAAAGTATATTGACAGAGATAGAGGAACAAAAGTTAAATCAGTTATCATATAACACAAATTCAAAAGCATTGTCACACATAGGACACTATTCTGTTTTACAGAATGATGTTAAGTTTGGTAGATTCAGAAATTGGTGCGAACAACAGGCAGAATATTATGGAAAAGAAGTTAAAGGCGATTATATACAGGAGACAGTACAAGTAACTGATAGTTGGATAAATGTAGCAGACAAAGGCGGTTATCAGCACCCACATTATCACAGTAATTCATATCTATCTGCTGTATATTATGTGAACTATGATAATGAAAAACATATCAGTACAAACTTTACCAGAGAGGAGAGTTTATATTTTCCCTCGATGCCTGCTCTACAATTAATGAGGAAAAAATACACGCCACATAATCAAGATAATGAACTTATCGTGAATGAAGGCGAGTTAATAATATTCCCTGCACAGATCATACATGGATATAATGATAACAAATTCCAAGATAGAATTACATTATCAATGAATATGATGCCTACAATAGTAACAAATGGCGACTATGGTTGGCGGTGTGTCAATTTGAATAAGGAAGAGAGAGAAAAGGCATTTGATACAAAAGAAAATTTAGACTTGACAAAGGAATAATATAATGCCATAATAGGATATGGGAAACAAAATGATCTTAGTTATCATTTTTGTTTC